CTGGTACATAAAATCAGGCAGCGGATCTGTATAATCCACCATATCGCAAGCTTGAAGCACAGCTTCCACTTTACCACGGAATTTCTCATACACCACTTCTCCGTAGTAGAACATCTCTCTTAACGCACCATGCACTACTTGGTTGGTCCACACTGTATCAGATTCGTAAGAACCTTTCCAGTACAAACTTTTCCAAATGGACTTCATGTCCAAAGGCATAATGATTGTGTCATACCTGATGTCCTCACATTCAAAAGACATTTTCACAAACTGTCTTTTAACGAATTCTGCATTTCTTTCAGCATAAGGGTTTTCCATATCCTCACTCAAAACGCTATACAACTTATCAAATTCTTTTGTAACAACGCCTTTCTGTGTGTCTGTGTACTCAATATCGCACAGCTTAAACTCATTAGTAAAGCTATTCATATTGAAATACGGCTTAAGGTCTTCTCTCACTGAACCTATATGGTCATCCCCCACGGTTATCAAACTAGCCACTTGGTACAAATCTGGAGCTGAATATTTGCCACCACAAACTTCCATCTCTATTGTTGGACCATCATAATGGATAGGACACTTAAACCACTTCGAATAAAAAGCATACGCATCTAAAAACTTAGTACGCTTATCGTTCGAATGTATAGTGTCACCATGACCTGACGTGGTCATACCATTTACAGCACCAGCTACCTTGTTAACCAGAACACGGGGAAACATTAACTGCTTTGATACTTCTTCTGCTCTCTGAACATCTTCTTCTGAATAGCGTGGTAATCTCTTCATAATACTAATATCTATGTCCCTCAAATCATAATTTTCTTCAGGGCCAGCAGACTGATCATAATGAGCAAAATCTCCATCTACCACACAGTTCTCGTCGAAAGCTCCAGCTATATCACATATCAACTCAGCATCTGTATCTAACACGTTCATGCCAACACAAGCCATAAACTTATCAGGATGATAATTCTTAGCTTCATTCAAAGGGCCAAACAATCTGGTCATCACTAATTGAAACGCTACAGGATAAGCCGTATAAACTCTCGCTAATTTAGGCTCTAATTTACCTGTAACAGGATTCTCTTGCAATTTCACAGCTTCGTCCTTCAATTTCCACTCTCCGAAAACCACTTCTTCATGGTTTTTCGTTGAAAACGCATCCCATAACATGTTATGCTGATCTAATAAATCGTCAGTGATCATTCTTTTACCATCTTCATCAATGAACGAATGGTAAATTTTCTTATCACTCCACGGTATACCAGCACTAGCATGCCAATTTACAGCATTTACAAAAGGCCGTCCATCGACTCCTTTCACAGCTTCGTCCACAGTAAACGGCTCCGCACCATCATACACTCCAGCTTCAAAAGCTCTCTCGTATATATTGCGCGTTGCCTGCATGGCAAACTTATACGCTACTCTATCATATAAATGATCTTCACTAGCGTGCCTAAGCGCCTTCTGGTATGATATCCACGAAGGCTGTCCATGTAGAGCTGGCCCATGCATTGTTGGACCAAACTCAACCACCATAGCATCATGAAGAGGACTCTTCTTCATTTTGCCGTGAGCTCTATCAGTAGCATTGCCTAGGTCTGTGGCACCTAAAACAAGTACATGATCACTCAAGTCTTCTCCTCCTTTGTTGAGATGTTTGAAGCAGCTTTTGGGAGGTATGGCATTCTTATCGAACTTGATAGGTTTGCCAAACATCTTTCCAAACACACCTTGGCATTCCATCGTCACATCCGACAATTTCATTATAGCCACTTCTACATCGTCCTTGATAATCGGTAAGACTGCTATAACACCTGTTCCAGTGTATCCACCTCCATGCATACCAACTATACAAGGTTTGGAACCCCTAGTTATCACTACTGCTCCACACATTCCCACTTTGGATGGAATACCCAAATCTCCTTGATATGTAGAACAAGGATGTCCAGGTAAACCGGGTTCCGGTGTTGAAACATGAGACAGCCGCAAAGTCTTCCGCACAATGCTTCCATCATCATCTCTCAACATCCAGGTAGCTGGAAACGCAACCTTGGATTCCGTTAACGCAAACCATTTGGTGAAATCTGGCATCGATGGCCAAGGAATTGACACTAAAGCCACATCACCTGACACAGTAATCCATTTATCTCTACTAATAGTAACATCTCTACTAAAAGTAGTATTCTTCCACCTAATGGGAACATTTTCTGCATGTTCCAAGAAGTGCTTATTAATAAGCCACATCCCGTTGCGAACTGGAATAGCTCTACACCTCTCCATGAGTTTACCACCAGGTTCCGCAGCTAAAACACTAGCTATATGCTTTTCTAGCACACCAATCACTTGATCTTCTGTGCTCTCTTTAACAGTAGCTTCAGGTTTATCACACACCTCTTCATCAGGCTTTAGCCAAACGTTGGTTCCTTCAAACCGCGGGTGTACAGCTTGGGGAGACAACACAGATTTTTCTTTCGTAGCTCTACGCAACATGAAACACAAACTAATTAAACCTAAAATGCCCACCAGCACCATAGTTTTAGTGTTTGTTCTCACCTTCATAGATTTAGAAATAATCTTTCTGCGCATATCCATCCCAAAACGCTCTAACATTCCGCCAACTGACGCCTCATACGCGGCAGCGGTACCAATAGATAAACCTAGTATAACTATTTGAATCGCTACCATGATGATTGACGCCACCACAAACTGGTATGAACCTCGTTCAGG